GTTTCATCTTTACCTGCAACTTCATCAACAAAATCATCGAACCACTGCACTCACGTTGCACGGTTGTTGATTTCAGGATCAAACCTGAGCAAGCGACTGGTCTGCAAGGTCAGTTCTTCACCCGTCTGAAAACTATTCTAGACCACGAGCAGATTCAGTATGAAGATAAAGTTCTCGCTAAACTTACTAAACGTTATTATCCCGATTGGCGCAGGCTTATTAATGAGTGCCAGAGGTATGCCGCTACTGGAAGTATTACTTCTGCTATTCTCGTGGATGTCGCTGATGTTAATCTTGACAGTCTTCTAGCATCTCTGAAGAAGAAAGAGTTTACTAATGTCAAGAACTGGGTTGTCCAGCACATGGACAATGATCCCAGTATGGTGATGCGTAAGATCTATGACAGCATTTACAATGTTTTGAAACCTGCTTCTATCCCTGAGGCAGTTCTTATCATTGCCAAGTACATGAGAGACATCTCTATCGTTCCTGACCAGGAAGTTAATATGCTTGCATGTCTGACTGAGATCATGATGAGTTGTGAGTTTCGATGACGCTACTCAAATTCATCGAGAAGGAACCTAAATTTATTATTATGGAGGAGATGCTTGAGCGCCTTGAAAAAGAACCAGAACGACAATACAAATGGATACGTGAAAACAACACCAGAAAATGTGCAAGAAGCAAATAATGCATTGTTTCATGCTACAATGAATCTACCACATGCTGCAAGACATTGTGGGATGACTGAACGAGAGATGAAACATATTTTTCGTGAGTATCTAAAGTACAATCCTCCTACTTATTCTGAAGATGACGACTGATAATTTATATTCTATCCCGTTCTATAGAACAATTGTATCTAATGTAGATGCAATTCAAGAGGAACTGCACCCTGCTATAGAAAAAACCATGGTCAATTCGATTGATGGTTGGGGTAGCACACATAAGTTATCTACGGAAACATTCATGGATAACTTTATTGAAGATAATAATCTCGTCATCTTTAAGAAAGAGATTTATAGGAATGTAAGTGAGTTTTTGTATGACACCAAGTTCGATACTAATCCTCATTACAATGAATCTTTGGGGGTAAAAATTAAATCTTCTTGGGTATCTTTATTTGAAAAACATGACTATGCACACATCCATGACCATGGAGATGCTGATATGTCTGGTGTTTATTATTACAAGGTAGATAAATCACACGGAGACTTCTTTGTTGATTGTCCATTCCCTTCGATGGGTGGTTCGTATCCATTCTTCCAACTAACCAATAGAATGTCATATAAACCATGTACTGGTACAATGTACTTGTTCCCTGGTTTTCTATCACATGGAGTTTGCACTAATACTTCTGACGAGACTAGAATTAGTGTAGCTTTTAACATTTATTTTGAGAGATCTTTTTAATTATGCCAACCACTTTGAAATCACTGAAGACTCCTCTCCGTTATCCTGGTGGTAAGAGTCGTGCCTTGACTAAACTCTTTCAATACTTTCCTGACCTCAAAGGTTACAAGGAATACAGAGAACCTTTCCTTGGTGGTGGTAGTGTAGCACTTGAGATTACTAAACGATATCCTGGGTTGGATATCTGGGTCAATGATCTCTACGAACCACTCTACAACTTCTGGCGAGAACTGCAGGACCACGGCAATGAAATTACGGACATACTCCTCCAACTTAAACAAAGGCACCCTGACCCCACTTCCGCTAAGAAACTATTCTTGGATGCTAAGGATTACCTATCAGGGTCTGCAACAACAGATAAGTTCCCGCCTTACAGCGAAAACATTTGGCGTGCTGTTTCCTTTTACGTTGTTAATAAGTGCAGTTTTTCTGGTCTTACTGAGTCTTCGTCATTCTCCAAACAAGCAAGTGATTCCAACTTCTCCCTTGCAGGTATCGAACGACTCCGTGATTATCAAAAACTGATTGGCAATTGGAAAATTACTAACAAGTCCTATGAATACATCCTTAGCGATAACAAGCAGACATTCACTTACCTCGATCCCCCCTATGAGATTGGAAGTAATCTATATGGAAAGCGGGGGAATATGCATAGCGGGTTCAACCACGACCATTTTGCTATCAAGTGTGATCGGTTTGTTGGTCCTCAATGTATATCTTATAACTCGTCTCAACTCATTCGTGAGAGGTTTGAAGGATGGACAGCCGCAGAATTTGCACACACCTACACCATGAGGAGCGTGGGGAGTTATAATACAGATCAAGCGTCTCGCAAGGAACTCGTCCTTTTTAACTATGAAGTGTGAAGTCAAACTCTTCGTTGCTGGCAAGGTCTTCTGCGAGGAGGTCATTGCTCGCAACTATCAAGAAGCAAGGGAGGTTGCCCTTGCTCGCAACCCTAATGCAAAAGTTATTGGAGTGACGGCAAAGTTCTAATGTGGCGGATTTGGGCAAAAGCACTGGGTGAAAAGTATGGACGAAACGACAGAGAAGCTGATTTTATTGCTGGCATACGCACCCTTATTTTTATTTCTTACTTGGTTACCAACCTTTTTATTATTAGTGGAGTGATTAGACACTGGAATGACGTACCAACTGAAAGACTACCTGTACAGCATCAATCAATCTAAAAAGAATATTCTTGATGGCGATCCTGATGCTGAGCGAGGTTATCCTCCTTACATTGTTAACAGGTGCCTCAGTTCTTTTACGGATACTATCTTGTATGCCAATGAGATGAACAAGTATCCAGAACTACCTAAGAAAATGCAATATGATTTTTTAATAAATAGTGTCAAACCTAGGAAACGTTTCTCTCCTTGGGCACGTAAAGATTCTATTGATTATCTTGAAGTAGTCAAAGAGTATTATGGTTATAATGACGATAAAGCTCTGCAAGCACTTAGGATTCTCACCAAGGATCAACTAGATCATATAACAAATGTATTGAATAAGGGTGGAAGAAAATGAGTGTTGAAACTGAGGTCCAGTGGAAGCAAACTGATATGGTTGAAGTGGTTCTTGGCGAACCAGATGACTTTCTCAAGGTGAGAGAGACGCTAACTAGAATTGGCGTTGCATCTCGCAAGGAAAAGAAGATCTACCAATCCTGTCATATCCTACACAAACAAGGCAAGTATTATATTGTACATTTCAAAGAGTTGTTCGCTCTTGATGGCAAGAATACGAATCTATCATTGAATGATGTTCAACGTCGCAATCGTATCGTACAACTCCTTAGTGATTGGGGACTAATCACTGTTGTAGATGCAGAGAAGATTGCTGATCTTGCTCCTCTCAATCAAATTAAAGTCCTGTCATTCAAAGAAAAAAATGACTGGACGCTTGAGAGCAAGTATAATATCGGACGAAAGAAGACAGCGGTTGAGTAAACCGTAATTCTGGTGGGGGTTTCTACGACCCCCATTTTTGTAGGTACGGTTATAACTATACATGTGATGCCTAACGGGTCACATGCAAACGTCGCTTATTTAAGGACATGACTAATATTACTTGGGAACACTATACCCCATACTCAATCGGATTCAATGAAACATTCAGCAGACTTGAAGCTCTTGCGGGCGGTGGATCAAGTTACCCACCATACAATGTTGTGGATGGACATGATGGTAGAACCTTACTGGAGGTCGCTCTTGCTGGATTTTCAAGAGATGATATTGAAGTCGAGACCGAACGAAATGTTCTGACAGTATCTGCTAGGAAAGCACCAGCAGATAAAGAACGTAAGTATTCACATAAAGGAATCTCTTATAGAACATTCTCTCGCAACTGGCAAATGGCAGATGATGTAGAAGTTGAAGACGTACAATTTGTTGATGGTCTCCTTACAATCACTCTCGTCAAACAGTTGCCCGAAAAACAGAAGAGAAAAAAATGGTTCTAAATAATGATGAAGGGGGATTTGACATCCCCCTTTTTTGGTGTTAAACTAAGATCTAAATCACAATAACTATGGCAGTATCAATCCTTACATTAAAGACTGGTGATCGTGTTATTGCTGAACTGAAGGAAATCTTCGATGGGGAAGACGAAAACAAAAAAGGTGTTTGTCTCCTTATGGAAGAACCATACATCCTGAGTCTGGATGGCGCAACCCCTCAGTATCTTACTGAGCAAATGGGAAGTGAATATCAAATCAGATTTAGTAAGTGGAATCCTTACTCCTCAGATTGGCAATATAAGATTCCATACGATAGTGTTATGACTATCAGCAATCCTGAACCAGGACTGCAGCAAGCATACGAAAACAAAATTACTGAAAAGGTTGAAAAATATGGCAGAGACGAATCAGGAACTGAGGATTAATCATTCAGTTCGTATTGCAATTCTTTCCACGGGTGAAAGAGTTCTTTGTTTATTTGGTGATGTAAAAGATGAGCAAGAAAGAACTGTAGGATACAAGATGCTGTATCCATTTGTTCTTGGTCTTGGTGAGCAAGATGACAATGGCAATTTGCCAATCAAGTATTCTAAGTGGTGTCCTTATACACCAGTACAAGAGTTTAGAATCAATGGCGAGCACATTGTTAGTGTAACTTATCCAGATAATGCAATTCTGGATAACTATGTTACTGAACTGGAAGGTTATGGCATCCCTAGGGATAGAGTATTTTACGCACCCCCTGAAGAAGTGATTGAGGAGCTACAAAATGGAGATAGCAGCGAACCTGCTGAAGTTGCAGAATGAGTGGATCATTGCTCAAGTAGAACCAGTTGAAGGGGACACCTTGCCAGGTGACCCTGATGTCTGGATGGTCGAACCTTATCTGGTAGATTATGAAGGACAACTGGTTCCATGGGCAGAGCACTCTTCTGAGCGTGAATTCAATGTCAGGTCTTCGGACCTGACTGTCGTGACCAACCCCAGCAAGGCACTCCTTGCTCGTTATATTGAATGTCTTGAATGAAGTTTTACACTAGTGTTGAGCAAGCAGGCAACCGTCTGCTTGTACGTGGTTATGAGAACGGCAATCGCTACAGCGTTAGGGTTCCATTTAACCCAACGCTGTATTTGCCTACAAAGAATTATTCTGAGTGGCGCACCCTTGAGGGTGATTGTGTAGAACCTCATAAGTTTGGATCTATCACGGAGGCACGAGACTTCGTGAAGCAATACAAAGAGGTGGATGACTTTGAAATATATGGCAACAGTCGCTTCCTCTATCAATACATAGCTGAGCAGCATCCAGAAGAGGAACTCAAGTTTGATTCCAGTAAAATCCGTGTATTCACAATTGACATCGAGACCGCAGCAGAGAACGGTTTCCCTGATATTGAAACTGCCGATCAGGAGATCCTTGCCATCTCCATTAAGGACAGTTTCTCTGGTCGAATTATTGTGTTCGGAGCACGAGCATTCAATAACCATGACCCCATGGTGGATTACATGCATTTCCGATCAGAAGAGAGCATGTTGGGGGCATTCCTTGAATACTGGCAAGAGAATTACCCTGATGTGATTACAGGATGGAACGTGCAGTTGTTCGACATGCCGTACATCCACAATCGCATTGATCGTATCTTGGGAGAGAAGTATGTCAAACTTCTGTCTCCGTGGAAACTAGTATCACAGCGTGAGATCTTCATCAAAGGTCGCAAGAACTTCTCTATCGATATGCTCGGTATCTCTACGCTTGATTATCTGGAACTGTATAAGAAATTCACTTACACAAACCAAGAGTCATATCGTCTGGATCATATTTGTTCTGTTGAACTGAATGAAAAGAAACTCGATCACTCTGAGTTTGACACGTTCAAAGAGTTCTATGAGAACGACTGGCAGAAGTTCATTGAGTACAACATCCATGACGTTCGTCTGGTGGATAAGCTCGATGACAAGATGAAACTGATTGAACTGGCATACACTATGGCATATGATGCCAAGGTGAATTATGAAGATGTGTTTAGTCAAGTTCGCATGTGGGATAACTATATTTACTGCGAACTTCTAAAGCGCAAGATTGCGATCCCGCCAAAGAAGGAAGCGACTAAGACAGAAAAGTATGCAGGTGCATATGTCAAAGAACCGATTCCTGGGTTTTATGATTGGGTGGTCTCTTTTGATCTCAACAGTCTATATCCTCATCTTATTATGCAGTACAATATCTCACCCGAGACGCTCCAGGATACCAGACATCCATCGGTCACCGTTGATAAAATACTTGATAAACAGGTAGGTATCGACGGTGAGTTTGCTGTGTGTGCTAACGGCGCACAGTACCGTAAAGATAAGCATGGGTTTCTTCCTCAGATGATGAAGAAGATGTATGACAGTAGGGTCATCTTCAAGAAGAAGATGATCGAAGCAAAGAAACAATACGAGAAGACACCAACCATTGAACTTACTAAAGAGATCGCTCGCTGTAACAACATTCAGATGGCAAAGAAGATCTCTCTCAATAGTGCTTATGGCGCTATTGGGAATGAGCACTTCCGCTATTATCGTCTCGCTAATGCAGAAGCAATCACCTTGTCTGGTCAGGTAAGTATTAGGTGGATTGAGAACAAGATGAATGTATATCTAAATACTCTTTTGCAAACAGAGGGTAAAGATTATGTCATTGCATCCGACACTGACTCAATCTATCTTAACCTTGGACCTCTTGTTGATAAATTCTTTGCTGCTAAGTCTAGCGATAAAGCAGCAATTGTTTCCATACTTGACAAGATCTGCCAGGAGAAACTGGAACCTTTTATTGAACGTTCATATCAAGAACTTGCGGATTACGTTTCGGCGTATGACCAGAAGATGCAAATGAAGCGAGAGAACATCGCTGACCGTGGTATCTGGACTGCTAAGAAAAGATACATTCTCAACGTTTGGGATAGTGAGGGTGTTAGATACAAGGAACCCAAGATGAAGATCATGGGTCTTGAGACGGCAAGGAGCTCTACTCCTGCGTATTTTAGGGACAAATTGTATGCAGCATTTAAGATTATTATCGGCAAAACAAATGATGAACTTATCGATTTCATCAATGACGTGCGAGCAGAGACACGGTTGCGACCTTATGAGGAAGTTGCTTTCCCACGAGGAGTTAACAATCTTGCTAAGTACCGTCATCCAACAGAGATCTACCAAAAAGGAACCCCCATCCATGTGCGAGGTGCTCTGCTCTACAACCACTACGTAAAAAAGTATAAGGTAGAGAACAAGCATCCTCTCATTCAGGAAGGTGAGAAGATCAAGTTCATGTATCTCAAGACACCAAACCCACTACATGAAAACACTATTAGTTTCTTTGGTGAGTTGCCCAAGGAGTTTGGTATTGAAAAGTATGTGGATTATCAAACACAATTTGAAAAGTCATTCCTCGAACCGTTGAAAAACGTGCTACAATGTATTGGTTGGACCCACGAGAAGACCATTACAATTTCGAGTTTCTTTTCATGAGCAAGAAAATATTCGTAGTCACATGGACTAATCATGTCGTGGGTCAAGTAGGATCCGAGGACATCAAGTGCTTTGAAGACTACGAAACCGCTATGGCATTTGCCAAACTTATGCGGAACGATTATAATTATGTCAACTTTTATGAGGAACGAGTAGATCAATGGGATTCTTAGACACTGTAATTAAAGAAAGTGGAAACGAGTTTGCTGGTTTGGTTAGCGAAGGAATTGCTGCTGGCGACATTACTGATTATGTCGATACTGGCAGTTATATCTTTAACGCCTTGGTTAGTGGTTCGTTGTTTGGAGGTCTTCCTTCCAACAAAGTTACAGCCTTGGCAGGAGAATCAAGCACGGGGAAGACTTTTTTCGCTCTCAGCGTCGTTCGTAATTTCCTCGATGCTAATCCTACAGGTGGCGTCATTTATTTTGAAACTGAATCCGCCATTTCCCGTGACATGATTGAGTCTCGTGGTATCGATAGCAATCGCATGATCATCATGCCTGTCGCTACCATTGAAGAGTTCAGGACACAAGCATGTAGGATCCTTGACAAGTACATGAAGGAACCTAAGGACGAGCGTGTTCCCATGATGTTCGTGCTGGACTCTCTTGGTATGCTCTCAACCAATAAGGAGATGGAGGACGTTGCTAACGACAAGCAGGTCCGAGACATGACCAAATCTCAGTTGATCAAAGGTGCCTTCCGTGTGCTAACATTGAAGCTCGGACAAGCACAGGTGCCTATGATCGTGACCAACCATACATATGATGTGATTGGTTCCTATGTCCCTACAAAGGAGATGGGAGGTGGCACTGGTCTGAAGTATGCTGCTTCTACTATCATTTACCTCAGCAAGTCTAAGGAGCGTGATAGCAAGAAAGAAGTAGTTGGCAACATTATCAAATGCGAGGCGAAGAAGTCTCGTCTAACTATTGAGGGTTCTAAAGTTGCAACACGTCTATTTTTTGACGAGCGAGGTCTTGACAAATACTACGGCTTACTGGAACTGGGTATCGAGCACGGAGTCTTCGGGAAGAACGGTAATCGGGTTCTTATTGGGGAATCTTCCGTTTATCCTTCTGCTGTACTTGCTGATCCCGAAAAATACTTCACCCCCGAAGTGATGGAACAACTCGAAGAAGCAGCAAAGAAAGAATTCTCCTATGGCAATTGAGCGTATTGAAACTACTATCTTGCGAAACCTCCTCTTCACTGAGGAGTATTACCGCAAGGTAGTTCCTTTTCTGAAAGCAGACTACTTCCAAGAATATCATGAGAAGATTATCTTTGAGGAGATTGCTGACTTCGCTAGTAAGTATGACAAGATTCCTACTAAAGAAGTTCTTGCGATCAATCTACAAAATCGTAATGACCTTACTGACGACACGTACCAAGATTCGGTACAGACGGTATCCGACCTCTCGGACGAATGGGTCGATTACGAATGGCTCATTGACTCCACAGAAAAGTGGTGTCAAGACAGAGCAATCTACCTCGCCCTTATGCGGTCGATCAAGATCGCAGATGGAGGCGATAAGAAAATATCAAAGGATGCGATACCTGGCATTCTACAAGAAGCACTAGCGGTATCTTTTGACGAACACATTGGACACGATTACATTGAACAAGCAACAGACCGCTATGATTTCTACCACCGCAAAGAAGAAAAGGTTCCCTTTGATCTCGAAAAGTTTAACTTTATCACAAAAGGTGGTCTCTCTAACAAGACTCTCAACGTCGCTCTTGCTGGTACAGGCGTCGGGAAATCTCTATTCATGTGCCATGCGGCTGCTGCCGCCCTCACTGAGAACTACAACGTTCTCTACATTACATGTGAAATGGCAGAGGAGAAAATTGCTGAACGAATTGACGCAAACCTTCTAAATGTCCCTGTTAAAGATATTGCAGAACTACCTGAGGTTCTCTTCACTAGCAAAGTTCAGGAGATCGCTAGGAAGACTAGAGGCAAACTTATTATCAAAGAATATCCTACAGCGTCCGCCCACGCAGGACACTTCAAGGCACTCCTGAGTGATCTTTCTCTAAAGAAAGATTTCAAACCTGATATCATCTTCGTGGACTATCTTAATATTTGTGCAAGTGCGAGGTATAAAGGTGCAGTTGTCAACAGTTACACGTATGTTAAAGCGATTGCTGAGGAGCTTCGGGGTCTTGCTGTGGAAGCTAATATACCTATCGTTAGTGCTACTCAGACCACTCGTAGTGGTTATGGCAATAGCGATCCAGATCTTACCGATACTTCTGAGTCTTTTGGTCTTCCTGCCACTGCTGATTTTATGTTTGCCCTTATCTCTACTGAGGAGCTTGAACAACAGGGTCGCCTCATGGTCAAACAACTTAAGAACAGGTACTCAGACCTTGCTACCTCACGAAAATTCATGGTGGGAATTGACAGATCGAAGATGAGGCTGTATGATGTTGCGGATGATGCTTCCGAAATCAGCATCGACACTGAGGACGTGGGAGATCAACTCTCACAGTTCGCTGAATCACAAAACCGTTTATCCAAATTTGCTGAGTGGAATGTATGATTAATTTTAATAAGTATGAAGAGTTTGTCTCTACTGTTACGTCAAATCCTTCAACAAACTTTGTTGACTTTGCTGACCGTATTGGCGAACTTGATCGAGAGGGTGCCAATATTGAGCGTCTTCTTACTAGTGGTGTTGGGATCAATGCTGAAGGTGGTGAATTCCTTGAGATCATTAAGAAGATGGTCTTCCAAGGCAAACCCTGGAACGAAGACAACAGGGAGCACCTGATCATTGAACTGGGAGATATCATGTGGTATGTCGCTCAAGCAACTCAAGCACTGGGTATCAGTATGGAAGAAGTGCTTGACACTAATATCACTAAGTTGTCTAAGCGTTATCCTGCTGGCACTTTTGATGCTTACATGTCCGAAAATCGCCAGGCAGGTGACCGATGAAGACTCTTACACTGGAAGATTATCAAAAGGCAGGCGAAGAGTTTTGGCCTAAGTATTGGTACGTTGCCAAAGAACTTGGGGAGGATGTCAAACCTGAACAAGTCCTCAAGGTCATGGAAGCGATTGGGGGAGTTGCACTTAAACTTGCACTCACAGACAAACTACCACCATTTGGATTCAATAAGAAAAAAGATGACGACTAAATTTATTTTATTCACCAAGGACTCTTGTGGTCCTTGTGGTCTGGTAAAGCGATACTTCAATGCTCTCAATGATGAGCGTACTAAACTCATCGAAGAAGTTCAACTAGAAGATGTGAGTGAAGAACCAATTCCTGAAGAGAACCTTGCTCTTGCAAAACAGTATGATGTAACTGCTACTCCTGTTCTCATTATTGCTGATGAAGAAGGAAAACTTTTGGAAACATATATTGGCGGTGTTCCTATCACTCAAAACATTCGCAAACTCTGGACAAAATACGATGTATAAATACGACCTCCCTCTAAATAGTTAGACGGGAGGTTTTCTTATGGCATTCAATAGCATACCTAAAAACTCCTCTGAGATGAGAGCTCTTGCAGGGAGCAGTATTGATAAGAAGTACAGAGGTCCAATCATTCATTTCTATAATCATATTAAGAAGCACTATGGTATAGAAGATGCACTAGCATTTAACCCTAAGACTAACGCAGGTAAGAGTTGTAAGATCATGCGTGGATTGAAGGGCACTGTTGATGTAAGTAAAATTAAAAAGCAAGTTGGACTAGATTCTAATTTCAAAATTACCTGGGGCGACGGTAGCAGAGGTAATCGTGGCACAGGAAATAGAGGTAATCTATTTGAAGAGCAACTTGAGAATGGATTGAATGATTGGATTGAAGAAGGTGATTATTCTAACAATCAATACAAAGGATTTATTGATGACTTGATTAAGTATTATGATTTGGAAGATTGTCAAGTAGTAAAAGTAGTTGCCGAGGGTGGTGAAAATAAAAAGAGACCACTGAAATATGAAAATGGAAACTGGAAAGTTGGTGATGCTGATGGATCACACTATGACATTGGATCTACAGTTACAGATCTTACACTAACAACAAAGAAAGGATCCAAAACAAATGTTATATATCTTTCCCTGAAGACTAGTGGTACAACCACCATGTCTAACTTAGGTGTAAAGAAGATTTTTACTAAAGAAGATATACAGCGTGGTTCTATTCAAACTGATGTAGGATTGAAAGTTCTAGAAACATTTGGTATCAACAACGATAGGTTTTGTAGAATTTTCAATGAAGCATACAATGGTAAAGTTAGGAGTGGTGGCAATGATCCCAGTCCGCAATTCAACAGAACACTATTGCAAGGCATGATTCGTGGTTCTATTGGATATGGATATCACTACACCCATAAGCAAGGAAGTACGATCAAGAACTTCCCCATGACTAAGCAACTATGTGATCGTGCTACCAGGGTCAGTTCAGTAGTTGTCCATTACGGTGGTAAAACTGGCACAGGACAGCGTGTTGATATTACGGTCAAGACACCAGTCATGGAATTAAAGTTTAACATTCGTGACACAAGCGGCAGTTCGGACCCATGGCCTGATAAACTACAATCAGCGTACAAGTTCAACGGCGAAGCGGTGTTCAGCATTCCTGAGGACGGGTACTTAGACTGATGGCAAATATTAAACAGCTCAAGCACCTAGAGCACTTGGAAGATGAGATGCTGAACTACGGCGTCGAAGGGTG